ACATGAAATATATAGTTCAAGTATTTAACGGTAGAGGATACGAATATTTTTCTGGTAGTGCGAATCCTCACACTGGTTACTACGGTGGATTTGACACTTGTTTGCACCAAGCAACATTATTTGAATCTGAACATGTAGCACAGTCAACATTAGCATATCTCAGACAAGTAGGAATGGCAATGGGCATCGGTGAAGTGATTGCAAAGACAGATGCAGAAATATTCAAAATTAAGCTGAAAGGCTAATAGTGGAAAAATAGTGGTTGCTATATAAATAGCAGCATGTTATAATTGTTTTTTAATCAGAGTGATAATCATGGCCAAGATGAAGAAAGAAGAAATCGCAGTTAAATTTGCAACATTGTCCGATGTAGCAAAAACCAAAAATATCAAAAACAAGAACAAACGTTTTCTTCCTATGTCACACGTTAGGAACAGCAAACTTCAAGAGTTTGGACTGTATGACTATGTGACGAAACGTTACACTTTGGGTAGCATTCATTCTGCGAAAGCTCAAACTATTCTCAAAGAAATGAGAGAAATGTTGGATAAATAACTACATAAAACGCATCGGAGTAATCGTGTCAAAAACACCCACTTTTCATCATATTATTGGGCTGCGTTTAATAGCAGAGAAACGACATCATCACAAACCTATGACAGAAGAACAAAAAGATGATCGTGACCCGAACGATCCTGTAAAGATTTCATTTAATGTTAAAGATGAATCAATGGAACCTTGGTTTGACAAACGAATTGCTGATCTAAAAGAGTACGATCCAGGATTCTATTGTCAGATTAACAGTTGGCTGCACGGAGCACTCTATACACTATCTACAACTCGCAAACACCTAGAACACGAAGAATTCAAGAAATTTATGTTCCAAGTAAAACTCAAGTTGGGTGAAGATGTCAAAATACGGTGAGAAAAAAGTAACAGAAAAGTTTTACCGCATGACATTTAGTGTAGGCGAAGTCACAGAAAAAGAAATAGCAGATATACGCAAAATCATGCAAAAATTAGAGAAGATTGATGGTGTCATGCGTTGCTTCCAAAATATTGATCGTGCGACAAACAGAAGCTTAGATCAGCAATTGTGGCAAGCAGAAATGGAAGGCTCTGATTTTACAATATACTACAGAGAAAATTGTGAAGCAGCACTAAACAAATTGTTATTCAAACTGAAACTAAAATACCCTGACTTCTCGCTCTGTAAAGAAGAAACACTACAATCTTATATTTAACTCTCAGGTGTACTATCTTGTCCGCCTGTGTTTGTATGTTCAGGACAGGGCTCATACGTCAAGAACCTTCCTACCATTGTTAGCACTGGCTGAGTCAATCGTGTATCATTGACTGGCGGGACAAAATTAAGTAACACGTTTGTCTTTGATTCTGGCTCTGTCGGTGTCGCAGGGACTGCTGCTGTAGCAACACCTGCTGTAGGTCCAGAAACACTACCACTACCGCCAGTTCCTATAAACGGTAAAGTCTTACCAGCAGAAGAACCGCTAGAAATAACATGATCGTGACCATTTAATGCATTAAGACTTGTAGTTGAAGTCTTAACATCGCCGCCTGCTGTTATGTTGCCACCAGCAGCGATCTTACCTGTTGTTCCAATACCAGAACTTGCAACATCAAAATTAGAACTGCCTACGCCAAAGACACCATTTGTTGACATCGTGATACCGCTTGTTGCATTTACATCAAGTGAACCTGTCGCTGTCAGTATTTGATTGCCGCCAACTAATAGACTATCATCGCCGATAACATTTGTTGTACGATTGCCTGTGATAGAAGTAGTCACATCACCTACGAGTACAGTAGTTGTCATGCTTCCTTGTACTGATGTAGTTGTAAGATCATTCGCAGCTTCGATAATAATGTCTCCGCCTTCTCCGACTAACGGTGCTCCTACTGCTGCCGTTTCAATAGGTATGCCCGTATCAGGAACTGGCAGCTTATCTGCTGCTGCTTTAATAAGAATGTTACGTCCTGCTTCAATGTTAATATCTTGGTCAGCACGAAAGTTTATATCTTTAACTGATCGTACACTCATACTTTGTGCAGCGTAAATATCAAAGTTACCTTCAGCATCCATTTGCATCCAGCTTGTGCCAAGCTTATTGATTGCATATACAATACCGTTAGTCTCATCTACTAAAAACTGTGCTCCACTCTTTGTACGTATGCGAATGTGTTCACTACCTACGCCATCATCCATAACAAATACTGAACCGCCTAGACGTTTTCCAGGAGCATCTTCATTCTTTGGCCCAGGTGTTAGCATACCGTACACCTCTGACGGCGACTCGCGACGGGCGCCACTAGTAGATACTCCTCGTATTTGATCGTGAATTAAACCTTGAGCATTAATGCCTTCTGCAATTGTTATAGCAGCAGGTCTTTTGGAAGCATCAGTCTTAGTCCCAGGTGCTTGCTTATTATACTCAGCAGTTGGTGCATCAGTTGTTGGAAATTGAAATGTACTACCTGCGGGTATCCCAGGAACCATTTGATTCATAAACTGTTGATACAAACAACCCATCACGACTCCGCGAGTAGGATCACCATTTGCAAACATGACTGTAACTTGATTGTCTAGATCAGGCGGTACAGCCCAAAAGCCGTAGCTTGTTTGTGTTTGTGAATCTAGCTGTTCATTATTTCCTAATAGCTTAGGACTAGTTGCTCCAGCAAACGGAGATGAATAAGATACAGTTAGCCAACCCGTCTTATCTTCCTCTTGTGAGCCGAACTCAGGAATCCAAATTTGCAAGCGTCCCATCTTCTGTATATCAGCATTAGCTTTGACATAGCCAATATACATTCCATCATATCGTTTTGATCGACCGACTGTATCATATGCTTTATCTGTTTTAGTTGTGCGTGTAAGTTTAGCCATCGTCATCTGTCTCTGGTGCTGGTGTCGGTCCTACAGGTGTTAACTCTGGATCAAGGACATCATCAAACATACCCTGAAATGGGTTGGTGCCGAACGCTTCTGTGCGTATGTTCAAACCGTTTTCTCCTGTGATTCGCTCATCACCTGAATTAAGAGATTCAATGGCTTGATTAGCAAAATACTTATTGTCTTCTTTCTCTGATTCAGAAAGTACTCCTAAGTGTGCGAGTAGATTAACATTACTAACATTAATCTTTGGGTCTCTGATTCCGTGTAACGTTTGAGTAAATGTGCCGCCAGCAAAAGTATGTGTAACTGTTCGAACTCCATACACACCATTCAATACGTTATTAGATTTCTTTCCTGCAGGAGTGATGCCTGTTTTTGGATCAAACTGTTGTGGAGTAAATGATCTAAAAACCATGTATGTTTGTGCATTACTAGCATTTGCTGTTGTAAAATTCTGTGGTTGTGTTTGTTTATCAGAAGATTCTTCAGAACTAGATTCTTCTGCACTATCGCCAGAGTCAATAAATCCTCTATCTGCAAGCATACGATCAAGTGTTGATCGTGGCGCAGCATTACGATGAATTGGTGGGGGCTCAAGCCAATAAGGGTCGCCCTTGATATTAAGATCAATATTTAATAAGTCACCTGACACTGGACTTTTTGCTTGTTCAAACATTGCACTTAGCATTGTTCTACCAGATGTTTGTGAGCCTTGCGCTATATCAGCAGCATTGTCGCCAGACTTAGACTCAGTTGTAGATTGTTTAAGTACTTCTTCTAATTTCTCTCCGATTTTCGGATCATCTAAAAATATATCTTGTTCGCGTAATGCGTCTTGAGCAGAACTTGCCGAGCCAATGTCTGGTGTATTAACACGAGGTAGTTGTGTTCCTGCGACTAGTCGATCAACAAGTGTGCCAGTGCCAGGTATTACTGGAACGCCTGGAACAACCTCTGGAATATCGGCGATGCCAGCTTGTACAGTATCAAGTGCAGCATCGGCATCAGCAATTGCTGGTCCAATAACATCATCTATTTCTGTTTGTGCTTCATCTAATTCATTTTTTACTTGATCTAGCTCGTCAGTTACTGGACTAAAGAATTCACTCAATGCATCTTCAATAAATGAGGTCGGTGCAAATCCTGCAGGATTTGCAAGAAAAGAACGTAACTGATTAACTTTGTCAGCAGTTTCTTCTAGTGATTCTCGCTGTTCGTCTGTCAATGTTGCTTTCGGTTCTGCGGCTGCAGGGTTTGTAGATCGCCCTGCTTGTAAAGGTAATGCTGCATACCAATTAAAATTGAATACTAATTCAAAATCTAATACTTGATCGTTCAATCCTGTATAGATATAGTTATATAATTTCTTAACAAGTCCCTTGCGAGCCTTAGCTTGATATAATTCTTCATCGCCTTGAGTAGATCCTTGACTATCAGGAGTGGTAATCGTAGACATTGGATATGGGATAATGAGATAGCGGAAATTACGAGCATAATCTGAACGAGTCTCATCGTATTCACCTAGTGTTGTATCAGTAATAACACGATAAAGATTTTGAAATGTTGGTTCATCTGCTGTATTGTTTCCATTCTCATCTGGAACAAGTTGCTGAAACAGTGTCGTAAGTGATAAAATATTCTCTACCATGCGATCTACTGAAATACCAGGTTGAAAAGTAAATGTCATCTTACCATTCGCATCTAAAAATGTTCCAGCGCGGCTCTGTCGCTCCTCGATGAGATCAGGCACAATGAGAGCCTTCGCAATTTCTTCATCAACATAGAATGCATATGTATCAGCAACTTTATAATTTGCTGTCTCTATTTTCTCTGTTTCACGTAAATTCATTTGTGTTTGTAATCCAGTGAACCAATCACCAACAGTGAGAGCATCAACTGTAATCGTTTTCTGTGCATCAGAAGCTTCGTTAGTATATGCTAGGTCACCATAGATAGCAGCTTTTAATGAATATACTGTGCCACCTGTAGTGACATCCATTGCCATTTTTGTTAGAAGTATAGGCCAAGTCCAAACTAGATCAGCCAGCTCACCAATGGAGCCAGGTCTTTGTGATTGTCCTTCTCCTGCCTTTCTTCCTTTGAATGATACTTCTAAGAAAAATGGAATTTTTGCAAAGTTTTTAATGTTTAAGAATTTAGCTGCATTAGAAACATCATCTAATAATGTTGCTCCGAATGGTTCTTTCAATGTGAGACTAAACTCTGTAGCAGTTCCAACGCCTGATTCTCTAGATATGCCAGATACAGTATGTATCTCCACCTCATCTATTTCTAGAACTGTAACACCACTTTCAGCAATTACGACGCGCTCGTTTTTAGCTTTAGGTCCGAATATGCCCTTTCGCACAGCATCATCTGACATCATATAAAATCGTATATGATATGTTGGAAGATCAAACTTGTCTAGAATATTATCTTCAATGTCAGTAGATATATCTACGCCGCCACGGATGGGTGGAACTGTCTGTGCATTATTATCGCTCATGTTAGATTATATCCTGTACTGTCTCAGGATTAGGTACAAATATTTGAACACCAGTTTTAAAATCTCCTATAGGATCTACTAGTGTATCCATGTTGCGTGTAGCTAAAACCCACCACAGTCGAGGTGATCCGAAGTAATCGTTAGCAAATAGATCAGGTCGTTCATTATACTTTGCTTCTATAGTAACTAGCTCATCATTTGAACTAGGCGGTATTGTTCGTTTTGTCATTACATCAAGATAAAAATCCTTGATAGGAGTATTTAAGTATGGTGAGGTTGTCTTATGGATTCCGGCCAATTTCTTTCTCCTTTAATTTACAATTATCAAAATGCCAACGTTTCATAGCAGGTTTTCCGCCTACTTTTTTACAATGAATACATGACACCTGCTCTTTCTTGATTCCTATGGTCTTATCTTTAATAAGTTGAATTGTTTTGCTTGTATGCTGATTACCAAAATTTGGTGCTTTCATTCCAACCCTATCTCTACGTAATCGTTTCAATCTATTGGCTTCCTGATTTCCGAACAATTCCTCATACGTTTTACCTTGGCGTCGATCAGACGCTTTCTGTATCAAATCTCTAGCTATTGTTGACCCAAACAGTTCCGTATATGTTTTATTTTGACGATTCAACGATAGTTGGGTTCGAAGCTGGTCAGCAATGGCCTTAGGATAACGATCATAATAAGATAAACCTTTGTATAATTGATTATTAACACAGCCAGATATATTTTGATTAAGCCAACGATCATCCTCTAGAACATTTAATCGAGTTAAAACTAATTCTTCCCATATAATTGCATGATCTATGTTATCAAATATTTTACGAACCTGTATAATATCAGGCTCACCAACTTTTTCACGCATCTCTGATACATACTTACTCGATGTAAAGTATTCATGCCATAGGTCTTCTGCTGGTAAAAGTCTATTTGCATAACGAACACCATAATAATGTTTATCATACTCTGTCCAACCAATTCTATATGTATATGGAGAGATCATTAAATAAATCCACGATTGATTAACGCGCCGCTCTTAAACGCATCAAGATCAAACTTGTCACGAACTTTACGTGGGTTTTCTTGTACCATGAGCATAGCTGTGATGACCATTCTAGTTGGAACATATGTACTATTATCATCTACTTGTACAAGATCAGTACCAAAAACACTCTGGCCGAAAACAGTACGCTCCTCAGGAGAGAGTGCACCTGGCAAATTAACTTCCACGTAATCAACTGTATCCTCTAATAGATAGTTATATGTAGTCAACACAACAGGAACATTATTAAATTGGTGACCACCTAGATAATTAAATCGTAATACGGGTGGCGGGGTTCCTGCGATACCCTTGCGTGCTGCTGCTGCTCCAAATTCTATCATAGTAGCTGCGCGAAGGAAGCGCATAACAGCAATCATATAGCGGCCTTCTTCATTTGTTTGTGCAGTAAATGTTCCAGTTATCTGTATCTCAGACGGCATAGAATTTTGATAATTGTGCTGTTGAAAATTGCTGTGAGTGAAATGCCATTGATTATAGTTTGCTGTTCCACCAAAGTTTAGCTGTGGGGTGTACGGAAATAGTACACCTTTTGTAGCATGAAGTGGCTGTAGAAGATTATTACAATCTGTAGGATCGCCTAGTACAGTAGTCATTGCTGCAGGCGCGGGTCCTAATCTTGCTCGTTTATTCGTGGTAAATGTTGACATATACAATGTTCCTCTTTGCTGTTATTTATCACCAAAATTATATACTATGTTAACGTAAGGTATGATAAATAGTACTATAATAGTTTGCCTATGTAAGGCATTGACAACATAAGTCGTTGTATGTTATACTAGATCACATAATAAGAATAACAAGGAGCAACATGGCAGCACGCAATAAGTATTTAAATAATAAAGAACTGCTCAAAGAAATCCACATAAGCAAAACCTCATTTAGTGAATTTGATAAACCAGAATATAATCGCTTCGATGCAATTGTAGAAGAATATGATAACTTATTTACATATTCTGAAAAAGTCGAAAACACCATTGACAAAACAACAGGCGAAATTACAAGCACCAAAGGCACTGGCGAATGGCATTACCCTGTAGTGCTAGAAGCACAAGAGGCAAAAGCTGCACGAATGGCAGCAGAAGATTATGCAGCAAAGATGGCAATTTGGGAACAGGGACCGAAAAAGGCATCTAACAAGCCCAGACTAGTTGACTGCAAATTTGATCCCACTACCCTAGCAGAAGATGAACTAGTATATCGTGTAATGACATTTGAACACATTCCACTTGAACCTGGCCGCAAGAAGAATCCCCGCAAAGAATCAGAATATTACGTCAAACTCAATTTCATTCCTTTCAAACATTACATGATTACAGACATAGCTAAAGAAGAAGCTGTCGAAGTAGGAAAGAGTCATAGTAAAGACGGAGAGTATTGTCAGACACATGGCGCAATGACAGACAAGTTAGCAGTTATGTACATGCTATTAGTAGAGCGATACAGCCAACGATCAAACTGGCGCGGCTACACATACTTAGATGAAATGAAGGGTCAAAGTCTGTTACAACTATCATCAATGGGTTTGCAGTTTAACGAAGCGAAAAGTAAGAATCCATTTGCATACTACACACAAGCATTGACGCATAGCTTTACGCGAGTGCTAAACATAGAAAAGAAAAACCAAGATATTAGAGACAAGATACTTGTAAGCAAAGGACTAACGCCGAGCTTCTCTAAGCAAATCGAACATGAAAACAAATTACGTCAGATGCGTGAAGACGCAAAGAACACAGCAGAGACGCAAAGAACACAGCAGAGAATGAATAAAACATAAAAATAACAAGTGGTGTGGGAGTACATGACTGAGAATTTACTTAACGGATTTGTCTACAGGTGGACAAATCAAATCAACTGCAAATGGTACATCGGTTCTCATAAGGGAACTGTGGATGACGGCTATCGGCATACTAGCGAAATTATGGCATTAGCTGAAGCAAAGCATGGCACAGAAAATTTCACACGCGAAATATTATTTGAGGGTGACTACGAGAAAGATAAAATTCGTGAAGTGGAAGCGAAACTCCTTAGAGAAAATAACGCAGCACATGATAGAATGTCCTATAACAGGTCAAACATCACAGGCCCGAATTGTGTTTCAGATGAAACACGGGATAAAATCTCTCAAAATCGCGCTGGCATCAAAACAGGGCCGCTTTCTGCTGAACACATAGCAAAAATATCTGCGTCATTAACTGGTAAAAAGAGACAACCATTCACAGAAGAACACAGAACTAATATGTCAATCTCACATAAAGGCCAAGTTACATGGATGAAGGACAAAGAACACACACAGGAAACAAAAGAATATTGGTCAAAAATAAGAAAAGGTTCTGTACCGTGGAATAAAGGTAAGACTAACATATATTCTGAAGAAACGCTTAGTCTTATGTCAGATAAGAAACGTGGAAAGCCTTGGAGTGCTTCAAGAAGGCAAGCACAAGAGGATAAGAAACAAAAATGACAAATCAATTGTTTCAAAACGTAGCTTGTCTAACAGATGTTCATTTTGGCTTGAAACATAATAGCCGTTTGCACAACGGTGATTGTATACGTTTTATAAATTGGTTTATAAAACAAGCACAGAAAAGAAACTCTGAAACGTGTATCATGCTAGGTGATTGGCACCATCATAGGGCATCTATTAATGTTTCTACATTAAACTATAGTATGCAAGCACTATCTCTATTAAATGATGCGTTTGATGATGTGTATTTTATTGTAGGCAACCATGATTTATATTATAAAGAAAAACGAGAACTCAATTCGATTCCGATGGCTGAGTTATTTCCTAACATACATCTCATTGATGAAATAACTAAGAAAGATGATGTTGCTATTGTTCCGTGGCTAGTAGGTGATGAATGGAAGAAAGTAGCAAAGATTAAATCGAAATATATGTTTGGTCATTTTGAATTGCCTAAGTTTAAAATGAATGCTCACGTAGAAATGCCAGATCATAATTTGCTACATGCAGAAGACTTCCAACACCAAGACTACATCTTCTCTGGTCATTTTCACAAGAGACAGAACAAGGGTATTATTCATTACATCGGCAATCCTTTCGGACACAACTTTGCAGACATATGGGACTTTGATCGCGGCGCAATGTTTCTAACATGGGGCGACAAGCCTGAGTATGTTAATTGGGAACATGGTCCTAGATATATCTCAATGGATTTAAGTGTCTTGCTTGAAGATCCTGAGAAGTATCTAAATGCGCATACATATGCGAAAATTGAACTAGATGTCGATATTTCTTACGAAGAGGCAAACTTCTTACGTGAGACATTCTTTAACAACTACGAGATACGAGAACTTAAGTTACTACCTAAACACGAAGAAACTGATTCAGATGTACTTCTCGGTGACATTAAATTTGAGACAGTAGATCAGATAGTCACAGAAAGCATACAAACAATGGATTCTACTACATTCAA